CAACAATGTTATAGGGGGTACCCGGCAGGGTGGCCATGATACCCAAAGATGCGAAGCTTGCCAAGCAGGCAGATGCATCCTCGGCCGCTCTAAGTCATTACAGAAGGATCGTAATGACGGTAGGGCCTCCTACCTACTTGGATCTAGGGTCATGATCCCTGGTGACATTGAACCACCAGCCGGCGATAAGGCGTCGCCGGACGAACGCGTTCATGGGTTACTCCGTGGTCTTGTGCTTGTACTTGCACACCACGACGCCCCGAAAGAAGTCCTGGACTCTTTCAAAACGCAGGTTACAGCTTATCTTCGTGTTGACGATGAAGCTGTCTTCTTCAAAAGAGCTAAGTACCTTACTGTAGCTCCCATGGCTCAGTACCTTAAGTGTGAGAAACCTAAGGTCCCCGATCTGGATTTTGTTCCTACCGGGCGTTACCGAAACTGGGCCAAGACAAGGTTACGTGTTTTCAATCGAAAGAATACCCATTTATGGTACTCCTTCCTTCAGGGTAAGCGCAGTGCGCTCCCGCTCTCGCAAGATTTGGTGTTAACCACTTACGAAGAGCACCGAAAGGCGATGGAAGTTGAGGATCCAATCGACGATGATACACATGACCGAGTCATGAAGGAGTTGGAACCCGTACTCAAACGAGTTCAGAAGACTTTACGTCACGTATATGATACGGACGTCCGGAGTGATTTGATCACCCGGCGGGAAGCGGATCACGTTGCGTCAACACGCGCGTGCTTCGAGAAGTCCCGTGCCAAAGGCGGCCAGCTCGGCTATATTGCGAGTCTGGTGCCTGCTCTCGAGCGCTGTAATCCGAAGAATCGGACTGCTTTGAGAGACTTGCCCGACCTGAGGAGAATGACATTCTATCCTTGGGTGGTCGTGTCTGGACGTGTTCTCACGAACGTCGTCCTTGAAGAATATGAGTATGCTACCGGCGAGGCTGAGTGGCGCGATGCTATTCTTCGAGAAACCGTCAGGTACGTCGGTGGTGTACGACTCAAGTGCACTATTCAAGCCGTACTGGAGCCTTTGAAAGTCCGTGTGATTTCCAAAGGTGAGGCGATCCCGTATTACATCAGTAAACGCTTGCAGCAAGCTATTCATGGTGTAATGCGGGAGATGCCGTGTTTCAGACTCATAGGACGCCCATTGTGTCCTACCGACCTTATTGATTTGGCTCAAAACAGATCGATATTGGGCGAGGGTAGTTACGAGTGGTTCTCGATTGACTACAGCGCTGCGACGGATAGGCTTTCAGCCCGTCTGTCTGCGTCCATCTTGTCTCGTCTCATCGAGGGACAAGATCCCTTTCTCCAGGAGATCTGGAAGGCAGTGTTAGCACCGCATCACTGCGAGTACCCGAAACCATTCTCGGACGTTGTCAAACCAATTGATCAACGGAATGGTCAACTTATGGGATCGATTCTTTCGTTCCCG